CAACACCCTGCATATGTTCTGCTACTAAAGTATACTTATCTACAACACCGCTTATAAATCCTTCGTCATCTATATAATCTTCAACAAAATTAGAACTTCCAATAGCATTAAAAATTTCGCTTGTAGCGGCGTTTAACATAGCACTAGACACATCTTGTCCAGTAATTTCGGCAACAATACCTGCTTTTAAAGCGTCTTTTACGCCGTCAGACAAATCATTTATAGACTCTAGGTTAGAATTTGATGTGAAAAAGCCAGAATTTTCTAACTCCTGCCCAACGTTACCCATAATTTCGTCGGCGGCGTTAGATATGCCCAATTCTCTATTTGCGTATTCAACCGTTTCGTCTATTGCACCACTTACACCGACTACGGCTGCAGAAGTTAAAAAGGCATTAGCTGCAGCGTCTAAATCCCCGGTTTGTATAAATGTTTTTGTTGCACTTTCTGTGCCCTTAGTGACTGCCGTGGCTACTGTGCTGGCTAATCGTGGATTGCTAAATGTAGCTGCAGCAGCTGAGTCTACTGTAGGCCCAACATATGACCCAACTTTTGCCCCAACAAAAGAACTGGCACCTGCTACTACCGCGTCTTTTACCGCGTCTTCAAGGCTCCCGCCGTCAACAAGAGTTTGTGTCCCTTTGCTTGCACCTATAAGCATCGCCGCTTGGTTAGGAGGAAGCCCCATAGCCGCAGCAGTTATAATAGCAATAGCTTCAATAGGATTGTCTAAAGCGTAATCAACTATGTCGCCAACCGCTGTAACAACAGGGTCAATAACTTCATCTACAGCAAAATCAATAATGTCCTGTCCTAAGTCTAAAACAGGTTCAATAATTTCGTCTTTAATTTTTCTAACAACCCAACTCATTGTTCACGATCCTTTACTTTAGGAGTAAATCGAACGTAAAGCCTGTAGTAACTTTTGTCTTTATTTGCACCTAGAAACGCCTGCATACCTAACTTGTTAAGTTGTTTTATCAATTCGTTAGCAAGATCAATTATTTTTGGTGGGTTTGGCGTAATATCTGTGGTGGCGTGAGTCATACCTTTTTGTTTAAGTTTTTTCATATACTCAACAGTATTTTTTAAGTAATTAACGCCAGTATCTAGGTTATTACCATACCAATGTATATGCGTTTTAAGTTTTCCTTTGCCAACATTGCCAATATACACTGTGTTACCTATGTGTGTTACTTCGGTTCCGGGCATTGCTATTTGCTGCATTACAGCAGCCATTTTTACCTGCAGAGGTAACTTGTCCATATCTGAGTTTGTATTAGCTTGATCTACCGCTCTCATAAGTATTTCAGGAGCAGGCAACTTAGTTTCATTGCTGTCAACAACGGTGTAACGTTTCAAATTAAGTTACCTCCAAGACACTAGCTACAACATGTAATCTACCGCCATTTTGCGCATTAAGTATTATGGCGTCTCCTGATTCTACGACTAACGGAGCGGTTAATAATTGCGTGGTAGTCCCTGCGCTAAACGTCTTTCCAAAAAACATCGGGTGTGGTGTATTACTTACTCGTATAGAAACTGTCATATCATCGTCTGCAACGTTGTCATTACACACAAGGATGGAATTAAATATTGCTGTAGTTCCTATAGGAGTAGTATACAACGTCCGGTCAATGGTTGTAGACACGTTATCAACTACAGTTTTATATACATTAGCCATTAGCTAAAAAACCAGACTTGCGCTTCAGCTTCATTTTTTGCTGACACGTCTCGTAACGCATTATCTACTTGGTTAAAGTACAAACGCAATACTCTATTAAATTCTTCTAGGCTTGCCGCACTGTATTCTGTAGGAGGATATGGAAGGGCGGGAGATTTAAACCCAACAATAAATTCATTGTTAGCCATTACCGTCTCCCGTCTGGACGTACATCTATACGAGGTGCGCCTAACTGCCACGTTACGCCTGCATCTGTAGAAGCTACAGTAAACGACATCTGTCGTCCTCTTACTCGTGTATTAACTTGTCCTGTAAATTGTTCAATAGGCACGGTGACTGTACGTACTACCGAACCAGTGTTAGACCCGCCTACAGATGCAGGATTGTTGTATCCTGATCCTGAGTTGTTTAACGGTGTTAATGTCATAGTAGCAGCAGGCGCTGCAGCGGTAGACCCGTCGAAAGTAAGGTCTGGCATTACGCGGTAGACAAAAGAAAACCTGTCTCCATCCTCAATATCAAACTCTGCAGATGATATTGTAGCGGCAATAGGAGTGTTTGTACCTAACTCGTTATTATCTATGCCTTCTTCGTGATTGACCAAATTGTTGCTATATGTAGCGGCTAGTGGAAAATCTCGTAATCCTGAATCTAGCCATGCAGTACGAGCTAGGTTTCCATGATACCACGTGTCTTCTATGTAGTTGTATATGACATATTTATCTAAAGAATTAGTGTTTGCTGAACAATAGAACCACCATATTTCGTGAAAACCCTCGTTCGTACCGGCAAAGACTTGTTCATATTGCAGAGAGTTAAAATCGTTAAAAACACTGCGTTTTACATCACACCGTAACGGCTGTGTGCGTCCGTCATATTTATAGAATTTATCTTTACCCATCCAATAAGAAACACCATTTGCAAAAGCCACAGCATTTTGAGAAGCAATAGATATGTTTTCACCTACTGTCTGCGCGCCCCACACGCCCGAATCAGCCCCAATAAACTGTAAAGAATACAAAGCAGCGTCGGTCCAAACCAAGACTTCCTGCCGTGATTGAATTGCTGCAACAATCTCGGTGCCAATAGACAAGGATAAACCGCCAGCTTGTGTTGTAGCCGAGGGAACCCAGTTTGTTGCATCTCCTTGGTCAGACCACCGCACTAACATTGGGTCAAATGTAGCTCCTAGATAAGGGTTAGCACCGAGACAAAACACAAACCTACTTACATCAGATACTAATATTCTGTTTGTTGTTGAAGGTACAGCACCCGCAGGGTTTAAGCTAGATAACAACACTGCACGATTAGTAAGCCCCGAAGAAGCATCCCAATAATACACGGCTCCACCGCGAGACGCGAGTATTAAGTCTTCTCCAAAATTTGCCTGACTCCAAATACGTAACGGATACGAGGAAGAACCGCCAACCCCCCAGCTACCGGCACTCCAACTACCGCTTCCCCACCCAGTTAATGGGACAGACAATGTAGGGCCAACATTTATTTGGTATTTTGCGGTAACAGAACCTCCACCCGTAGCAACCGAGCTAGCGTTTTGAGAAAGTGTTATGGTGTACGTGTTACCCGCTGTGTACGTTATTTGATGTTCAGCGTTTAATACACTAGCAGCAATACCGCCTACATCTCCTGATCCTGAAAAAGTTACAAAATCTCCATTAATGTACCCGCCGTTTGCATCTGTAACAGTTACAATATTGGCGTTTGCCCCCGTTTGTGTAGTGAACGGATTGGTTAGTGTTACTGTAGCCCGAAGAGGGGTTATATCTGTATATGCGCCACCAGATTCAATATAAAATTTTAAATTAGTGCCAAGACCCACTAAATTTAACCCGCCCAACGTAACCCAATTCCACAATGATCTACACACACCCTCAAAAGTAGCCACAGATATACGTGACCACCCCCCAATTTTTTCAGGAAACCCTTGTCGAAACCTAACTTTATCGCAATCATACCACCCACCTTCAGCAGAATAACGCGTTTTTTCTTGGTTTATTCCGGGGGTAAACTGAAGTTTTCTAAGCGGCATAAATCACCTATTGAGTAAGGTTAGACATACTGGGAAGCGGATCAACTTTTACTGTAACATCTTGGGGCATAAGTTCAAAGTGTGGCGCATCAATAAACGGTCTACGTCCCTGCGACCTTCTTGTGTCTATGTATGATGTCATAGCGTGTTCAGCAGTACCATCATAATCTCCAAAATCATCAATAGTCCATGCAGCGCCCCACCGTATTTTAACCCCTGCGGCTTCGGCACCTTCTTTCATAGCATCCGCTATTTCATCATATAGGTTTAACTCCCAACGACCGCCACCATCACAGTAAGCCATTAGGTCTACAGCATTGCCATCAATGTGTTTGCTTTTCATGGTTTGCGAAGCACCTTTTGCGACTAAAGCACGTTGCTCCTCTACTGTCCTCAATCCGCAAATGACCGAGAAGTCCTGTTTCGTAACGCCTATGGCGTACTTCACGACAGTTACCAGCCTTTCGTTTACACCTTCTAGCCTTGACAGGCTTCGTTTTCCTAATCTGTATCCCATAACTACTTCCTCGCATATTTAGATATTGCACGATTTCCAAACCAAAACGCTAAAACTGCACTCATCAATCCAGCCGTTTCCGCATCCCACATAAGTTCAACAGCCTGCATCCAATCACCACCAGCCTGTGTCACCTACACCATAATCACAACCTTTGTGGCAATGAATAAAGCAAAAAACATATAAGTGATAACGGGCCGAACGGACCCACGCAAGGCGTTGATAAAACTTCCAGC